GGCAGTTACGATGCCCAGCGCCTGTCCAATGTAGATACCTCTCACAACCACGAAGGGGTCATTAACTGACTGAGAAGTGTAGGTTTGCACAAAGCCTTACTTCTTATCGGACTATCGTCCTATCTCAGCCGGGACTATCCCAGAGACTTGTTAGGTCTTGGTTGAAAGAGTTGTCTAGTTGAACTACCTAGTCCTTCCCGCAACAGTCCCCGACCCCAGGCATTGGCGTTAGTCGCATAACTGCGACGAGAGATCAGATCTTCCACAGAGAGAATTTCTTCTTTCGGTGCAACATCGATCACGTCAGTGCTCAGGGCAAGGGACGGGTTCGCTTGCAAGGATTCGGAGATTAACACCTCGATCTCATGGATGAGATCTTGGGTCACTCCCAACTGAGCCTTGATGGTAGGACGATCGCTCCAATCAATGGAAGCGAGCTCCTTAACATCAAGCAAGTCGAAGACGATGGCTCCCGGTTTGTCAGCATCCTCCACGTGAAGAATTCCGTGGAGGTTCAGACTAAACGAGAAAGACGGAGACCGTCCTCTCCAGAGCGTCGTGAGGTATAGCCAGAATCCAGGTGAACACAGTACCAGGGGAATAGAGAATACCCCAGTGACCCAGTCTCCGCGGAGAATGGGGCGCTTCGCCCAGTTATGGACGAAGAACTCCAGGTTATCCAAGGCAGTTCTGGTTTTGTTGGCCATATCCTTAGTAACCAAGCGCTGAAACGCTTGGATAACGAAAGACATGGCAGAACTCATCGGGAGTTGTGCAATGGATTCGAACCATGACTCGGCGAAAGCCGCGACTTGGCGTCCATTGCGAAGCAACCCTGATGGGCCAACAATAGTCACATACAAACTTATCATAAAAGAAGGCGTGACGTTACGTCGCACTTTCTTAAGTGATAAGATTGCATTCTCCAACTGCTTCGGAAAAGCGATCCAACCACGCTCGAAGAGGTGAATGATCAATGTCGGATAAAGGTAGAGATTCCGTAGTACGGACAGGAGCAATCCTGGCCCAACTGCAGATAACTCTCCCCTTGTCGACGACACCCACCGTTTGGCAAACTCAATGAGCCCAACTTCCGAAATAATAGATTTATTAAGGTTGATGGGAACACCAAGATGCTGCATCAGTGACTGATAGTGTCCCGCAACCGCTTCGTCGGCGATGACTAAGTCATCACCGAGGATAGCGTAATACGGGAACCAGGTAGTCCATCCAGCACGTATAGCCGCTAACTGAACAATCACATGGTGACTGACAGCAAGCATAGCCCAAGAGCTTAAAGCTCCTATTGGTTGCCCAACTGCGTACCGAACAGGTTTCCCTTGGAACCACCAGTTACGATCAAGGACCCCTTTCCAGGCTAAGGCAATTCGCTTCCCAAAAAGAAGCGAAATGATCTGAACCTGGAGAGCGATTGGAAGGCGATCCGTCGCCGCTGAGAGATCGAAGGAGAAAGCGGAAACTCCCAACCGAACACGGGGTAAAACCCATTCTTCGATTGGTTTAAACTGATCAAATGTTCCATCCTGCTTAATTTGTTTAAGCATGGAAAAGAGCGCGTCATGAAGAGGTCTGAACGCAAGCTGCGTCCAGAAATCCGTAATGGCGATGATCCGTCGTTTCCCGGCCCCGTCCTTGTTGAGAGCCGTAAGGCTCCCAATCTTGAATGGGACTACTTTCAACCCTCGAATGACAATCAGAACCACCATTCCCGGTACTGAGATCAACTGAATCATAGTTAGCCACACGATACCCAGGAACTGACGTGTCAGAAGCATAAAGCTAAGAAGGTGAAACCACTGACGTGGATTCTCAATCATAGCTAAAGCATCTGCTCCGGCAAACCAGGTAGCCCGTGGCCCGTTAGGGCCAGCTGACTCACTGATAAACCATCGGAGACCTTTGATAGCAACTCTCGGGAATAGAGATAGAACTCGGCCCAGCTCATTAATATCGAGCAATGGGCTAACCCCGTTAAAAGGGTCAGTGATCGTCGCCAAATTTGGCTTCGATACAAAGTTCAACACTCTATACATCGAAAGCACTGTCAGAACAGTTCGGAGTACCAACCCATCTCGGAGACCACCATGCGCCCGAAAGCGCATGATGGCCTGACGAAGTGGAGTCGGGATAATCGTAGGAAGCCCTGCTCGACTTAAACGTAGCCCGGGGGCCCCTTGATTATAGGGCCGTCGGACATGGTTTAAGAAGGCGATCACATGAGCGAGTGCTTCCTTCATGTACAGAACCAGGTACTTTTTACCTGATTTTGTCCACAAAGTAAGCAACCGGTCAGTGAATTGCTTAAAGGAACCTAGATATTCAGTTAGACCTACGGACAGGATCAGAAGACGAGTCATCCCCCAAATTTCTTTGGGAGTGGCCCACTTCCGATTTACAATGGCAGCCGACATGGATTTCATAGACATGAAAATTGTCGCGATTGAAATGAAAGTTGTCATTGTATCTCATGATTCTTGTTACAAGTAGGCGAGGTGCGAGCACACCCACTTGCACCCGGCTGCCGAAGCGACAGGACTACAGAGGAATCTAGAGATATGGAGTATCTTCACTCCCTTTAGATGCCCACTACTTCACTCGCGCGTTTTGACGTTCGCGCTCGTTGGTAGCCGTCCCATGACGCTGTACTGAGTACAGCCGTCCGGGCAGGGTGGGGTCTGGTCATACACACTTCAGCGCGGCAGGCCGTCTCTGACGGTGGCTCGCGGGGTCCGAAGTATATAG